TATGTATATAATCTTTTGACGTTGTCCCATGCAGTAACCATGCAGATTTAGTCTTCAGAGCTGTTTTAAATCTTTCATACTGCCATTTTGGATGTCTATCAGCAATTATATATGCTGTGATTATTTGCCTTTTGATTCTTCTATCAGTGTTATCAAGACCAATCAAAAATCTTTTTAAGGCATTTAATTGACCACCAATTCTATCACAATGTTCAATACCACCAGCGGGTATTTTAAAAGTACCCTCTTTAAAACTAGTAGCAATTGTGCTGTATTTTGACGATACTTTTAATAAAAGTATCATCGTCTCAGATACTGGTAGTCCCCACTGTTGCATTTTGGATTTACAAATTTTGTAATCCATTTTGCCTCTTGCACAGTGGTGGCCTAAGAAATGATCTAATGACCAATTCTTTCTACCTTGGTTTAGTCTTGCAACATCAAGTGGATCATCAGAGTTAATGATGATGTAAGGAACAGGTAATCCTAATTCCTTTCTGGCCTGTAATGTATGTTGGCCATCCACAACTTCAATGTTTGCATTCACACGTATTGGATCCATTAGATCTTTATCAGCAATTAATTTTTTTAGTTGCTGCACGTGTGCTTGATCCACAGGTCTGTTACCTCGGACTTTTTTGAACATAGAGTAATCCCTAGTTTCAAAAAATTTATTATTTACTGCTCTTGACATGATTTTTTCCTCCTTAAAACAAGATTGAGTAAAATAGGCCACCAACCAAAAACAAAAATACTTTTGGTGTCATGACCATGATTAATAAACAAATAAAAAACATCACAACGTTTTTGTTATACATTGGACGCCTCTATATCTGCTTCTTCTTGAAGTGCTGCTAACTCATCGTAAACAAGATCAGTAGCAACAAATTCATTTATGATGTGCGCTGGATGTGCACCAGTTTCAAAATTTAATGAGATTTTTGAAAGTCTTTCTCTTTGATCTTGAAAATGATAATTCTCTACATCCATCTCACCACCATCAGCTGTAAAAAGTTGAGTCTTAGATAAAACATTATCTATATCCTCAATAAACTTTCTAAAAATTGGTGATTTAGATTTAATTGTAATTTTCATAAAACCCCCAATCTCTGAACAGCTTTACCATTTGATCCACACCTTCATGAAACTTAACAGTTCCTGATAATCGATCTTTAACTGTAAGTTGTCTATAAGTGTCACCATTTACTACGAGTGAAAGTTTATTATCTTTCTCATCGTAAGTGACGGAGAACATGTGTACCTTCTCCACTTTTTTTGGTTTTGACTCCCATTCAGGTTTTAAAACCAACGGCTTGTCATCTGGCATATTCAACTCAGCTGACGCACCTATATCTTTTTCGTTTTTCATGATAACCTCTTTGTTAGTATTTAAAAAAAACATCCCATCTATATAAATATTTTCATGGGATATGCAAGGAAAAAATACTATAGGATAATATAGGAATTTATATGAAATTTGTTTTAGTATTGTATGTTTGTTCTATTCTTTCACAATCATGTGATAATGGTAGAATTCCATCGCTTGAGTTCCAATCACATAAAGAATGCTCATTAATGGGCTATAAATTAGCATACATGAGTGTATTTGAGATGGAAGATAGAAAGGTAAACATTGAAAAAATTGCCGTAAAATTTGAGTGTAGACAGGTAAATGTGTTTGAAGATTTAATAATTCCTAAGAAAAAACCCAAAGTAGGCGTATAGTTGCATTATCACCACATTTTGATATATAATCTTACATGAAGCTATATCGCGTCCAAGCAAAATATAAAAACATATTAATTGATGAGATGCTTGAGGCTGAGAACGATAAAGCTGCTCTTGACACGTTTAGTAAGAAGGTTGAGTCAGGAGGTGTAACAGAAAAGGATGCTGGTGGTTTTTTAGACCCCGACAGACTTTTCATAACTTTCGAGGAGGTTGACCGAGATGCAACTACAAAAGTTAATATCGGAAAAACTTCAATTGGAGTCCAAGTGGGCCAATCAGGCATTGGCACAGGGGAGAGTAACTCCTGATATGAAGTGGATCGATATCAAGATTAAAGATCTAAGAACAAAGATCAATGATCAAAGTGTTGAAGACGCAAAAAAAGGTCTTTACGATATAGCTAGTTAAACTAGCAAAAAAAATCATTTTTATTCCCAAGGCTAGTGCGCTCTAAATTTTGCAAAAAGCATTCAGTGTCGCATCCAGAATTAAACCCCTGGTGCAGGCAATGCTCCAGAAGTGAGTAAAATAAAATTTCAAAATATTTCATGTGGTATAATAGGTTATAAAAAAAATAAGGAGGGCATATGTCGTTTGAATGGAAGCATCCAAACTACTACAAAGAAATGAAAAAACTTAGGGAAGAATCTAAAGACCAGCAGAGCGAAGAGTCTGAAGATCAGGAACATTCCGACAAAGAGGACACTCAGAAGTAACCTTGTGACTCTCAGAGGTGTCATACCAGGTTTTAATTAAACCTGTGCCTTGGCACCTTGGACAGTTATTCTTTGGCTTGACCCCAGCTTCTACCCAGTGCAATGTCGACTTTGAATGGGACTTTGAGATTTTCGATTGCATTTTCCATTACCTCCCTAACTCCAATAATATCACTTTCTTTATCGATAGAAAAGCATAATTCATCATGTATTTGTAATAAGGGTTTATATCCCTTTTTATAACAATTTATCATTGCTTGTTTTGTTTGATCCGCAGCAGATCCTTGGATAAGCCTATTTAAAGCTTTGTAAGTAAAAGCTCTCCTAATGTTATTACCATAAATGGCTTTAGCCTCCTCGTAATGCATAGCTTTGTTCATTCCGAAGGTTGCAGGCTCCCACATGTCAAATCGGCATTTACGACCCCTTATTGTTCGAATAAACCCATATTTTGAAGCAGAGGTGGTCACAGCTTCAGCTAATTTTTTAACAAATGGTACTTTTGAATGATATTGGTTCAGGAGGCTCTCCGCTCTATCTTTAGAAATACCAAGTTCTTTTGCTAATTTTGCTTTACCCATCCCATAAAATAAACCAAGATTAATAGTCTTCGCGTGAGTCCTGGAGATACCTGCCATGTCAGCAACAATCTGATGAAAATCTGCTGCTTCATTTTTATAGGCTTCGATAAAATCATCAGCTCCCGTAAATTGCTGATCTACACTTGCTGCATAATGTGCAACAAGCCTCGGCTCTTGTTGGCTGTAATCAAAGCTACCCCATTGCCTACCTTCTTCAGGTAAAAATAAACTTCTAATTTTATCTCCATACTCCTTGTTTCTTGCTGGAATTTGTTGAAGATTTGGATTTGAATATGACAAACGTCCTGAAACAGTGCCACCTTGATCAGATCTAAGTTGATTTATTTCTGAATGTATTCTACCTTTATGAACATAACGTTGAATTGAGTCTATAAATGTTGAATGGAATTTATTTATTTCTCTTGCTTGTCTTATTAGTTGCGCTATCGGGTTATCACAGTTTACTAACCAGTTTTGGGTAAAACTTGGTTCTTCGGTTTTCGTTGTCCGTGGGTAATCTACACCTATTCTATCAAAAACTTGCGCAACAGACCTTGCTGCCCAAATATCAACATCCATAGTAGTCTGTTGTTTTATTTCATTTAACACTTGTTGTTCTTTATTTTTGAATTCTTTTTTGAGAGCTGCAGCTTTTTCTTCATCTACCCTTATTCCTCTCATTCTTGTCTCTATCAATATAGGTAATAGCTCCATTTCCATATCCCACACATCATGTAAACTTTGCTTTGATATTTCAGTCTTAAAATGCTGCCACAAACGTAAAGTAAGACCTGCATCTTGTTCAGCATAAAATCCAACGTATCCCGCAGGTAATCTCCATAAATCAGCTTTAGCATCTATACCCCACTCTTTTGCTTTCTCATTTAAGAATGTTTCATTTTTTATTTCTCCTAAATAATCTTTTGCACAGGCATTTAAACTAAAACTAAATCTATTTTCATTTATAAGTGCAGCTGCTATCATCGTATCTACAATTGGCCCGTTGATTTCAAATCCATTTATTTTTAACCAACCAACATCGTAACTTGCGTTATGAAATATTTTTGTTGCAGGTGTTCTTAAAATATCTTGCATCCAGGCTGTAGTGATTGCTGAGTCCATGTTACCACCAGCATCATGATTTATTGGAAAATACCATTGTTGATCAAGAGCAGCTACTGCAAATCCAACGATGTGTCCATCAAACGTAGCCCAACCTGCCCCCTTGGTTTTAATGTTTGGATCTTTAGTTTCTAAATCGATAGCTATTTCTTTTGCTTGTGATAAATCAGGGTATTCACTTGGGCAAACCCAATCACTATCGTTATAAATAAAATTTAATTGATGTGTCATTTCATTACAAAATTATTAATAATAAAAAAAGCTATTACAGCTGCAATTAATATTGCAATTAGACCTACGGTCAACATTCCCAACCCTTGAATGATTGTCATTTTTTTTTCGTGTCTTTTAATTTTTTTATTTCCAACTCACAATAATGAATTATCTTTTCTAAATCTTCAATTTTATTTTTGAATAAATACCTGCACACATATTTTATTACGTTACCTTGAAAAAAAGATAAATTATTTTTTGATATAAATTCGTATGGCTGTATCGCAAAAAATTTATAGTGACTTCCGCCTACCTGTCTCTCTTGAGGAAAAGCGTCATTAAAAATATCTTTATTTGTCATATTTTAAATTCCTGTAGTATTTTTAATTTTTCTTCTGCATTGGCAATTTTTTCAATTAATTTATCTACCTCATCTAAGTGCTGAGGGTGTTCGCCTATTCCAACAGATTTCTCTAAATAAATTTTTATTGTAGCCTCTGCTTCAGATATCTGTGCATTGTATCTATCAGTTAAGGCATCAATTATTATTTGTCTAAACATAGTTCGCCTCGTATAGTTTAAAATATTTTCCTAACGGAAAATTGTATTGATGATAAGTACCTAGCAAATGCAAACTTCCTTTTGATCTTGTTGCACCTGTGTACCACACTCTCAACTCTTTTACTTTTTCTTGTAGGTTTTTCTTTTCAAAATGAGATGGAAAATTGCACTTACTAGCAAGAACAACGTTATCTGCCTCACCACCTTTAACCTGATGTATTGTATCAATAGTTATTTTTGGTGGTTGTGTAAGATCTACGCCACCTTTCATTAATTTAGAAAAGTATTGTTTATCTTTATCTTTAAATTTTCTTTTAAACACTTGATTCCATGGACCTTTTTCATCTCTCATACCACATCTGAGATGTAATTCATCAAAATTAAACACTTGATTTGGGTGAGCAAAACTCCATTTTTTACTGTCCTGTGACCGGTATCCGTGGTCTATGTTTAATAAATACTCATACATTGTACACGCTTCTTCTCTAGATATAGAACCACCTTCACAAATTTTGTTCCAATATTCTATAGCTAAAAACTGTGAGGGGTCAAAAGATTTGTTGCCTTTGACATCTTGATAATACAAAGACAAATTTCTTGCCTCCTGTTGCAACTCCTTTTTTACATCATTGATTCGGGCTAACACCATCCAACTCCCGTCCATGTTCCATGGCACCTTTTTTAAAGAGTTCCATTTAAATATACTGCCATCCTTTTGATTAGAATAGAATTCTTTTGGCACCCGATTATCCCCCATACTGTTCAGTAAACATTTAGAAAAAAAATGTATATTTTTATTTAATCTAACAGATCTTTTCAAAACTAATGCTCTGCCTGGGAATCTTTGAAATAAAGTTACATCTGCCCCATTCCATTCATAAATTGCTTGATCGTCATCCCCTGCAATGTAAACTCGATTAACTTGTTTTGCTATTTTAACCACCATATCCCATTGTAAAGGTGTTAAATCTTGTGCTTCATCAACCATAAGAACTTTAAATGGAATGACTAAACCGTTTGTAATATATCTTTCAACCATATCTGTAAAATCTAATCTATCTGGTGTCCGTTGTCCGTCCTCCAGTTCCATTGTTTTAAATTGTTCGTAACCATTTATAATTGATTTAAACTGCTGCAAACGTACAGGCTTTCTAGATTGTTGCTTATATAACCAGACAGGATCTACTTTCATGTTTCTTGATCTATCATAAATTTGTAACGACCAATTATTGTAAACTTTTGCATCATCGTAATTTTCTTTGTAATTAACTTTTACTGTTCCATATTGTGTATGAAACATAAGCAAATCTGCTTTTGGATCTAAAACGGGAATTTCAGCGAATTGTTGTCGGGCCAGAGAGTGGAGGGTTCTGAAATATTTGAAATCATCTTCCTTGTATTCCGTAAACCTTTTACGAACCCTGTCGACACATTCGTCCACAGCTTTATTGGTAAATGATATGTAACATATTTCATCTGGTGAATATCCTTTTTTTAAATATCGTTGTACACGTTTTAACAGATTTTCTGTCTTACCGGTACCTGGGGGA